GTGGGCCCATTGAAGTTTTCTCAGGACTTTTCTGGTGGAAATTTTTATTAGTTGTTTGTTATTTTGTGCAGTTTTGTTCTCCAACCTGAGTAGCTGGGGATTTTACAACAAGAAGTATTTCTTAAAACTTCTCTATCTAGAAAAATGAAATAAAGTTATATACTATACTAAGGTAGGATAGGGACGCGCTGTTTTATGTCCGTTACATTCCTCACTGCCGCCAAACAGTGAGGTTATGATTCGGCCCCAATCACAGGGAATCCTTTCTCAATACCTTAAACACGACCTCGGGCCAAAGGCCCCAATTGGGAGATCATTTTCTTCTTCTTCTCAGGCCATAGAGAGTCACGCTCAATTACTACTTTAAGTGCGTCTGTGACTCTTTTCCTTCCTTCGAAGTTGAAGATTCGGGGTGTTCTCCTCTCTTCCCCACAGCGGGCCATGTTATTTACACACACCGCGGGGAAAATTAATTCTGGGACTTCGAAAAATCCCAACGACAAAGTTTTAAACCTTTCCTCTATCTCTAGTTGTTCTCCTACTGTAATATTCTGTAATTTTTGAACTAGCAGACGAGTGCCGTGGGTTGGATTTGGGACTGCTTCCCAGGGTTTCAGATTTAGATATTTCTCAAATTTGTTACGTTCATATTGGTCCATAGTTTGTATGATGCTCTTTCGAACATTCACGTGTTTCGTTAGTTCCAGCAGTCTTTGGGCCAGAACACCCAAGATCGGAACATTGTTATATTCGCACGCAATAGAGAAGGCTTTCGCCCTCAGCAATGACATTCTGCACGCGTCACTGCAATCTACATATCTCCTATTTGACCATCCAAATTTCATAAGGACTTTTCGTATGTCCGGAATCGAGTGGAAGCTGCAGGGTGCAAAAACTAATCCGCAGAAACTAGCCTCGTTTACTAGTCCAATAAATTCCACTTTGACGACCCAGCCGTAACTGAGCCACCACGCCTCGGTCGGCGCAAAACCTTTCCTATACACAGCTAAAGAGTCATCACCCTCATTCTTCGACACTACATATGGGTAGCGNCCGTTGGAGAGATCATAAGAGGCAAAGTTGGTCATTATGTACATTGATGCTGTATTTTTAAAACTCGTGTTCATTTCCCCAGAACACAAGATACCATTCACTAGTACATAACCAAAATTCCTCATCTTTAGTTTTCTATATCCATCTATAATATTTAAGAAGAACGCTTTCAACGTTGGAGAATCTTCTATTTTCGTCCACAACCTGCGGATGACTGCGGGATCCTTTTGAGCAAAACCTGGTGTTCTCATGAATGTGAACTTCACTGCGCGCAGTAGCCGCAACGGCACTTGAATGCCGCCGCACATGTGAATCATGAGTTCGTTGGAGATTCGATATCGGGGATCGCCGACATTCTTGTTATCGCGGGGCGGAATATTTGCATAATGATCTTCCATCGCCGTCGCGTCCGAGCTTTGAGCTTCGACCCCTTCGCCCCCTAAATCGTCCCAGATAGCTTTCGCCCTTTCTGAGACAGGGACGGTTTTAATCATCGCTCTGCACTCTACTAACATCTCCATACATTTATCTGCTATCGGTCCAAAACCCACTTTCAATAAGTCGCTTGAAGAATTTATCCATCTTAATGGTTTTTCTTCCTCGTACTTCTCATCTTTCGTGAATGATGCCGCTTCGGTTGGATCCGGGGATTCGTCTGTGTCATACCCAGGTACAGGTAACAGTCCGTTTGTTTCTAATTTTACTAGAGCTTCCCGTAGCTCTTTCTTTCTTGATTCTGGATGATTGATATCTGTTATCCAGTCTTCTTGGCTCTTAATGTCGGAAGTATGAAATGTTCTGAATTGCGGAAAGATGAATTTTCTGGAATAAGCTAATATCTTCTTCATCTTTTTGAAATTACATATTGGCACTTCCGCTGCCAATCTTTTCATCGACCCCACGATGACCGAAAGTTTGTCTTTATGATCAGGACCCATTAAAGAGGCGTCCTTTAGGCATACAGGTAACGACACCGCTACCATCGTGTCATCTCGTGGCGGCGGTGCACCAATTGTTCGAAAGTAAAAGTCTCCCCTCATTGGTAACTTGAGGGCCTTTTCTAATTGACCTTTCGTCCAATCTTCGCACCTGTAGCCCCTCATATAGAGCTTTCGGGGTGGGGCGGTACAAAACTCAAATAAGCTGGCACTTTTTGAGTTACTAAAAAACGATTAAAAAATAGAGAATCTTTCAGAGGTTCCACTTTATTAAAATGAAATTCTGGGTCAGCTAAAGGGACCGAAAGCGTGTTCTCTAATAACGCTGTTGTGCAACTTTTGTGACGCCCTGTAAGCATCCCGCGGCGCACCCCGCGGATAAGATCCTCCGACACTACAAGATCCCTTGCGGGCATGTTGAACAGTGGGAGAAAACTCTGACTAATTTGTCTTCCGTAATTATACCCAAATATGTTTATGTGGAAAGACGCGTTCTGACGCACCACATAAAATCGGCAATTTCCTGGAGCAATGTGCTGCTCTGATACAGGCCTGGAATCAGCCACAACCATTGAATCCACTACTGAGGCTGTCAAATTCACTTTCCACCAAAAGGCTTTCACTAAAAGGTGATCAAGATCAATCTCCCTTGTGAGGATGTCGCCTACTCTGAAAGTATTTAGCTTCTTAGGATTTGATAGACGATCAAGTTCCGTGTCTATCTTAACAATTTTTTGTGCATTCTTGGACATCGTGTTCCTGAACTCATGCCTCGGATCTGGACAATTACAATTTAACATCGTCCGG